CCGTCCAGCACCCCTTGCTGGCAGAGAGCGTGATCGGTTTCAATGCCAACGCGACGGGAGAGCTGCTGCCGACAGGCGGCCCCGTAAAGGTCGAGAACAAGACCAATGAAAGTGGTCAGACCGATGCACAGGCAGAGGCGCTTGAAGAAGACCTGAATTACTACCTAACGGTCGCTTCGCCTGAGTATTATCCCGACACGGATCGCCTCCTGCTCTATGTCGGTTTCGGCGGCTGTGGCATCAAAAAGGTCTATCGCTGCCCGATCCGGCAGAGGCCGGTAAGTGAATCGGTTCTTATCGAGGATTTCGTCGTCTCCAATGCCGCCGTGGATTTGTCCAACGCGCCGCGTGTGACGCAGATCATCCACATGCCGCAGTCGACGATGAAGCGGATGCAGATCGCGGGGGCTTATCGCAACGTGGTGCTGCCCACTCCGATTGGTCAGCAGCCAAACGCCGTCGAGCAGCAGAAAGCCGCTGTGCAAGGAATCGATATCACTGGCCAGCAGCTTTACGAGCGCGACCGGGAATTTACGGTCTACGAGGTCTACACCGAACTCGATATTCCCGGCTTCGAGCACAAAGACGACGACGGGAAACCGACCGGGCTCAGGCTTCCCTACCGCCTCGCCGTCGACAAGGACGCGCGCAAGATTCTCGAAATCCGCCGTAACTGGGCGGAAGACGATGAGCGGATGCTGCCCGACCTTCCCTTCGTCAAATATCCATTCATTCCCGGCCTTGGATTCTACGACCTTGGGCTCCTCAATGTTGTCGGCAATACCACGAATGCTCTGACAGCCGCATGGCGCGAACTTCTCGACGCCGGCATGTTCGCCAACTTCCCCGGTTTTCTTTTCGCCAAGCTGGGCGGCCGCCAGAATACCAATGAAATGCGCGTCGGGCCTGGATCTGGCGTCGGCATTGATACGCATGGGCAGCCGATCGGCAATGCGGTCATGCCGCTGCCCTACAAGACGCCCGATGCGGCGTTCATGGACTTCATCAGCAGCATGGCGGAGACGGGCACGCGGGTCGGGGGAACGGCCAGCGCACCGGTCGGGGAGGGAAGAGCGGACGCGCCGGTCGGGACGGTAATCGCCGTCATCGAACAAGCGACAAAGATGATTGCGGCCGTGCATCGGCGACTGCATCGGGCCCAGGCGCAGGAGCTTCAAAAGCTCAAACAGGTATTCCGGCGTCACCCCGAGGATTTCATCAAGGCCGTGAAACGTACGGGCTCCCAAGCGTGGGACGCCGACGCGTTCCTTGCGGCGCTCGAAAACGCCGCCGTTGTCCCGCAGGCTGATCCGGATACCCCGAGCCATTTGCATCGAGTCATCAAGGCGATGGGGTTGATGCAGCTCGACAAACAATATCAGGGCATGATGGACTCCAGGAAGGTGCTGGAGAACGCCATTTCAACGCTGGGGTATGGCAATCCGCAAGCCTACATCCTGCCGCCGCAGCCGGCGCAACAGCCGCCTCCGGACCCGAAGGTTATCGCCCAGCAGCTCAAGAACCAGGGCGAGGCTCAGAAGATTTCAGCCGAACAGGCGCACGACGCGCTGACCCTCCGTATGCAGCAGAACGAAAGCGCCGACCAAGCGGCGGAACGGCAGAGCCGCGAACAGTTGGCGATGATGAAGCTGCGCGAGGCCCTGATCGACCATACCCAACAGCCGCTTGCCGGCAATCCAGCGAGGTAGAAATGGCTAACCCCTACAAGTCTGAGGCGCGCGAGGCCAATGACGCCAAGCTGCGCCGGATGGGTGTGCAAGTGCGCACCGCCGACGAATATGACGATCGCGGCGAAGGCCATACCGGCCCGGCCCGTGACGGCACGCAAGGCGAAGCGGGCACGCGATACGCGACTGGCTTTTCCGATGATGGCGGCAAGCGCGCCAAGTCTCGTATCGGCAAGAACCAGCCGCGCTCCGACGACGGTATCAAGGCTCGCCCACGCGCCGACCGCAAGGCTTTCGCCAATGGCGGCCGCGTCGGCAAGAAGGGCGGCACCACGGTCAACGTGATCGTCGCAGGCGGGGGCCCGAAGCCGCCGATGGGCGCAATGCCGATGCCGATCCCCGCGCCAGCGGCAATCCCTCCCGGCGCGGGAGGCCCGCTACCGGGCGCTACGCCGATGGGCGCCCCGCCGCAGCCAGGCAATGCCGTTCCCCGCAAGCGTGGCGGTAGGGTAGGCGGGCCGAAGATGCGCGCCGGCGCCGGCAGCGGAGAAGGCCGTATGGAAAAGGTCGATGCCTACGGCAAGAAGGCGTTCAACACGACGGTGACGAAATGAGCATGATCCCCGACGAGCGATCTTGGGGATCATACTTCGCCCGCATTGCCACGGCTGAAAAGGTCGCGGAGCGAGAACTTCGGCGCGAACGCGAGAGGTTTGATGATATAGACCTATATATTCGCCGTGACGATCTGATGCGCCTTTCTGCTTTCGAACTTTCGAAGCGAGCTTCTAGTGCCGAAGTCGACGCAAGCGATATTGCTGATTTAGCCGAGGCTGAAATTGTCGCTCGCCGAGGCCGCAACGTCACATGATCGGCTCTTTCGGCCACAATAGCCTCCTCGATGAGCTTGAACAGCAAATCGAGAAAGAAATCGCGTACCACGCCGAGTTTGTCATCAGCGGCAATCATCAGGAGCTCGGCTCCTACAAATGGGAAACCGGCATGATTGCCGGACTCCGCAAGGCGCAGGAACTCATGGAGAAGCTGCGCAACCCCGATGACCCGACGCCGTAGGATTATCAGGCGCCCAAAGCCGCGGCCGCCGATAGATTTCAACGCGCTGCACAGAATCTCCGCCGGACAGATGAAGGTATTCGACGCCTTTGGCCCGCAGCTTCGGGCCGTCATCGCCAATGCCCCGGAACAATTGGATGCGCAAGCGCTCGTCTCGCAACTGCAAATGACCCCGACACAAATCAGGCTGGCGGACGAAATGGTCGCCGGTACGCTCAAACGACTTTTGGCCACCAGCTATGGAGACAGGATTGGCAGCGGTCACTAAGGAACAGTATTCGTTCGATGCCATCGTTAATGGGGTGAACGGGCAACCCGGCATCGGCGATATTTCTCGCGTTGAATGGGCGCAGAATTGGGTGTTGGTCGGCATCCACGTTCAGGCAAGCAAGACCGCGGGCGGCATCATCCTGACCGATGCGGCTCGAATGGAAGACGTGTACCAAGGCAAGCTCGGCTACGTCCTCAAAATGGGCGGCGACGCTTTCGCCGAGAACGATAGCGTCAGGTTCACGATCCATCCGACAGTCGGGGACGCGGTACTCTATCGTGCCAGCGACGGTTTCCCGGTCGACATCAATGGCATTCACTGCCGCGTGATCGAAGACGTTCACGTCAAGGCGATCGTCGGCGATCCCTCCTCCGTAAAATTCTGGTGAAAGACATGGCGATTACCAAAAGCGATGACCCGGAGATTGCCGAGCCGGAAGTTATCATCGATGATCCGGCTACCGATGCGGCAACGCCAGATGCAGCCGAGCCCGAGGCGAATGTTGATGAGATCAAGGCCCAGCTTGCCAAGCTGAAAGCCGAGCATGACCGCTCGCAGGCCGAACTCGCCGCCGAGCGGCAGAAATTCCAGAAGACGGCGACCGAGCTTTCCGACTCCCGTCTTACGACGATTGCCAAAGCGATCGAAGCCACCGATGCCCAGATCAAAGAAGCGCACGCCAAGCGCCGCGCTGCGCTTGAAGCCGGTGACTGGGATGCGGAATCGACGGCCAACGACGAACTGACCGAACTCAAGATCACGCGTTCCGATCTCAATCGCGGGAAGACCGCATTGGAGCGTGAGATCGAAGCTGGGAAGAGCGAAGCCAACATCGATCCGGCGGAAAAGATGATCCAGTCCCTTTCGCCAATTTCGCAAGGTTGGGCGCGCCAGCATGCCGACCTGTTCCGAGACCCGCAGAAATTCGAGAAGCTGGTCAGAGCCGACTATTCGGCGCGAGCCGATGGCATCGTCCCCGACACGGCAGAGTATTTCCAGCGTCTCGACGAACGCATGGGCTATTCGCAGCCGATCATCGTTGAGGAGCCGCCCGCCACTGCTCCCCGCCGCCCAGCGGCTCAGGTCGCACCGGCCGCGCCGCCATCGCGGTCAGCGGCGGCCGCGCCGAATGGTCGTCCAGGCGTCGTGCGCTTGACCGCCGATGAGATCGAGGCTGCTCGCATTTCCAACATGACGCCCGCCGAGTATGCCGCCGAAAAAGAACGGCTGCGGCAGAACGGCGAACTCGGCAAATTCGTTCACTAAAGGAGCCAGATCATGGCTGATGAAGTCGAAGACCTCCCCGCATTTTCCGCGCCGCCCGAAGTCAAGCGTCGTGGTCGGCCACCGGGTAAGCCTGCCAAGGCCGCGCCCATTTCCCGGTCCAGTATTCTCCGGGCCGCCATCGGCCGTGAGGAAGCCCCGCGCCTCGATGCGCCGCGTCGTCAGCGTCTCATCCGCGGCGGCACCACGCCGGACAAGTATCATATCGATGCTCGTTCGATCCCCGAGGGCGTCAGCTACGAGTGGAAACGCCACACCGTCTCCAATGCCGAGGACCCGAGCTACAGCGCTTTCCTTCGCGGGCAGGGCTGGGACCCGGTGCCATCCTCGCGCCATCCTGAACTTGCCATTCCCGGCGAGGCCGATGGGCCGATCATTCGTGGTGGTCTGATGCTCTGTGAGCGACCGGCCTACATGACGCAGGAAGCCGATGCAGAGCAGAAAGGCGAGGCTGCCAATACCGTTCTCGCCAAGTTCCAGCAGCTCGGTGAAGCGCCCCCGAACACGATGCCGCGCCACAATGGCCAAAAAGGTTCGCTGGTGGACGTGAAGGTCGGTTATGGCGGGATGGATATTCCGGGTTAACGTTGAAGAAAGCAACGATGGGGACTTTACGAAAGTAGAGACATCGTATAAATGTGATTCGTCCGACTTCCCGGTGAAGTCGTCCCTTCATTACATGACCCGCAGAGCCTCGGGGCTTCTCAACGGTTGCGACCTTGGGAGCCTTTCGTGGCTAACACCTTCGCCCCTTTTGGGTTCGCGCAGTATTTTGGTGACGGCGCAACCCCGACTTATGCCCCGCCAGATCGCGCTGACGGCTGATGCGATCTACTCCGGTGATCCGGTTACCTCGCAGTCCAATGGTACGATTGCTCAGGCATCGGCGGGGACTACACAGATCGCGGGTATCTTCTATGGCTGCACCTATGTGAGTGCGACGCTGAACCGCAAGGTTTGGTCGCCTTACTGGCCTGGCTCTGGTTCGGCGCTCGCGAACACTACTGTGACGGCCTATATTGCCAACGATCCGAACGCCCGGTTCCTGGTTCAATCCGGAACCGCGTCGGCTGTAGCGCTGACCGATGTCGGTGCGAACATCAACTTCGCGATCGGCACCGCCGATGCTCTCAGTGGGCAGTCTGGCGCCTATGCCGACCAGTCCACCATCAACCCCGCTACCACGACACTGCCCTTCCGTATCTGGGACTTGGTGACGTTCCCGCCTGGCGCGAACGGAACCGACTCGTCCTCGGCCGGCAACTTCATCGTGGTTGGCTTCAACAACGTCGACACTCGCGTGTTGACGGGCCAGTAAGGGGTAGCGGAAAATGGCAATCAATCTTTCGCAGGAACGCGACCTCCTTCTTCCCGGCCTTCGCGGCGTGATCGGGAAGTACGAGCAGATTCCCAATCGCTGGGGCCAACTCTTCGAGAAGGGCCAGTCGAATATGGCCCTGGAACGTACCGCCCAGATGCGTTATCTGGCGCTGGCGCAGCTCAAGACCGAAGGCGGTCAGACCAAGTTCGACAACCGGGCCGGGGAGCGCTACGTCTACAACCAAGAGCACGTCGAAGTCGGCCTCGGCTATTCGATCACCCGCAAGGCTATCGATGACAATCTCTACAAGGCGCAGTTCAATCCCTCCAACCTTGGTCTGAACAACTCGTTTGCTCAGACCAAGGAAATCCTCGGCGCCTCGGTCTTCAACCTCGGCAATGTCTACGATCCTTCGATCGCCGGCGACGGCCAGTCGCTGTTCTCGGCTTCGCATCCGATTGACGGCGGCACGTTCTCGAATACATCGGCGGTGGCCGTCGACCTCAATGAGTCCTCGCTGCTCAATGCGATGATTCAGATCAGGTCGACCTTCGTCGATCAGGCCGGCCTCAAGGTCTTCGCTCGTGGCCGCAAGCTCGCTATTCCGCCCTATCTGGAACCGGTGGCGATCCGTCTGACCAAGACCGAACTTCGTCCGGGGACCGCCGACAACGACGTCAATGCGATCCTCTCGACTGCGGGCGGCCTGCCGGATGGCTACGTGGTGAACGAGTTCTTCACCTCGCAGTACGCCTGGTTCATCCTGACCAACATTTCGGGCCTGCTCTATCTCCAGCGTATCCCGTACGAGATGGACATGACCGTGGATTTCACCACGGACAACCTGCTGGTCAAGGCGTACGAGCGCTTCAGCTTCAGCTACAACGACCCGCGCGCCGCGTGGGGCACCTTCCCGACGAACTAACGGGAGGGATAGATGAGCGAAACAGCTTTCAGCGGCCCGGTCGCAACCTACACCTCGCAGGTGTCTGGCGCGACCGGCAGTTACAGCGACAAGGGCTGGGTCGTCATGTCGCAACGCATGACGATCACCCAGAACAGCACCACAGCGGTCGACGCGACCTTCTACGTGCCGGCGAACAGCACGTTGCTCGATATCCTCTCCGATACCACGGTTGCGTGGAACAGCGGCACGTCCGCCGTTCTGACCGTGGGCCGGACATCCGCCGGCACTGAGTATGCCAGTGGTGTTTCTACCGCAGCGGCCGGACGTGTGCGCCCGACCTTCACGGCCACGCAACTCGGCAACATGGACGATGTAACGTCGCACGTTGCGGTAGTTGCGACCATCACGCCCACGGGCGCCACCTCGGCGGGTACGACCATCGTCACCCTGCTCTATATCCAGAACCCCTAAAAGGAGGGTCGGCTATGAAAGGTCGTAAACAGCACCGCGCCACGGGTGGCGTCGTCAATCGGGCGGAGTCCCCGAGCGAAGTCTACAGCGGGGCCGGGTCCAACGTCGTCAAGGAAGCGCGCCAGCGCAAACGCGGTGGCCGTGTCGGCAAGGAGATCGGCCATCCCGAGGGCAAGCTGACCAAGATGCGCATGGATCGTCCCGGCCGTAAGTCCGGCGGTCGCGTCGGAGCCGAAAAGGCCCCGCTTTCGATGGCGGCCAAGACCTCGGGACCGGATGATGGCCCCAAGCAGATGCCGCAGGATGCCGGCTGCTACAAGCGCGGCGGCAAGGTCAAGAAAGACGACGAAGACGAGGACGACCGAGGCAGCTCGGGCCACTGGATCGCCGGGGCCGTAAAGCACCCCGGCGCTCTCCATCGGGAACTTCATGTGCCAGAGGGCGAGAAAATCCCAGCCAAGAAACTCGCCAAAGCGGCACATTCCGACGATCCCAAGCTCGCCAAGCGAGCGCGGTTGGCGGAAACGCTCAAGAGCCTTCACTGAGGGCGATCACGGGGGCTAAGAGCCCCCGTTTCCATTAGGGGAAAGCGCAATGCAGCCGATTTCCGTGACATATCCCGCAAACGCCACGGGCGAGCAGACCGCCATTGGGCTTGATTGGCGGACGGTCCCGTTTTCTGTGTCGTACCTGGTTTCCTTCGACGGGTCGGCTACCGGCAGTGTGACCATCGAGAGCACACTGGACGATGTGAATAACGCTGCCATTACGCCGGTCTGGTCGGCGTCTTCCGCGATCACGACAAAAACGCTGGCCGCGCTCACGGCGCCCGTCCAGTTCGTTCGTATCAATATAGGGTCTCTCAGCGGGGGAACGCTGACTTTCAAGCTCCTCCAGGGCGAATACACCTGATCGGATCGTGGCGATGACCTCATCCGGCACTCAGACATGGAGCCCGTCCAACGGCGACATCGTGATGTTCGCCTTTGGTCTCTGCGGTATCCGTCGTTCGGAGATAACCCAGCAGCATTTGACTGACGCCAACATGGCGGCCAACCTGCTGCTGGGGCATTGGAACAATGATACGCCCAATCTGTGGAAGGTTGAGGAGGTCGCTCAAACCCTCCTGGAAGGCGTCTACACCTACAATGTCGATCCTTCGACCGTCGTGGTGCTCGACGCCTTCGTCCGCATCAATCCCGGCACCGATGGGCAGTACGATCGCATAATCTGGCCGGTGAGCCGTACGGAGTATGCGGCGCAGGCCAACAAACTCACCGAAGCCCCTCCGACAATCTTTTGGTACAACCGGCAGCTTTCCCCTCAGATCGTGCTCTGGCCTGTCCCTCCGGCCACCGATGTCGTGGAACTGCATTATTGGCGCGTTGTCCGCGACGATGATGTCGGGCTTGCCGGCGGTGAAACCCCGGACTTGCCGAACTGGTTCATGATGGCCTTTTCCTACGGCCTCGCCGAAGTCCTGTCCGACATGTACGCGCCGGATCGAAGCGCCGTGCTCGGGCAAAAAGCAGCAACCTACCTCGAGCAAGCCCGTACGCAGGATGTCGAAACCAGCAACAGCTTGGTAATCGGCCCAGCGGTCGAAAACTATTGGGTGAGGTAAGCTCGTGCCTTGGCGCCCGCATGGCCATTACAAGGTCAACGCTGCCGCCCCGACGGCGCGCGGGATCTGCGATCGTTGCGGGTTCGCGTACCAACTATCTGAATTGACATGGCAAGTTCAGTGGGCCGGGCCGAAGCTTCAGAACATTCGGCTGCTCGTCTGTTTTAAGTGTTACGACATTCCCAATCCACAGTTGAAACCGCGCATTCTGCCGCCCGATCCGATGCCGCGGATGAACGCCCGGCCCGAGAACCTGACCTACGAGAGCACGAGCTATCTGGCGACGCAGGATGGCGATGAGATCGTGACGCAGGACGGTCTCAATGTCATCACGCAGCCGACGCTCGACATTCCCGACGACATCGCCTGAGGACAGATCACCGTGAGCCTCAACTATACGACGTATGTGGCCGAACTGGCCAACCTCGGGGCATATGTCCAGACTGACCAGACTTTCGTCACGAACTTGCCGGCTTGCATAGACTTTGCGGAACAACGGATTTACCGCGAGCTCGATCTGCTCGATACCAGCTTTGCGGATTATTCGACCACGCTGACAGCGGGGAACCGGCAGGCCGATTTGAGCGACGCATTCGTCGTGGTGGATGCCATCAATGTGCTTTCCCCGACTGGGGCCGATCAAAATTCGGCAACGCGAAACCCTGTCACGCGGGTAAGCAAGGAAGTGCTACTGACGCTATGGCCAAGCACTGCGACGCAGGGAATCCCTGAAATCTTCGCCATGCTGGACCAATACACAGCGCTGTTCGGGCCGGCGCCAGACCAATCCTATCAGTTGGAAGCGCTCGGCACATATCGCCCGACACCGCTCTCCGCTGATAACCCGAATACCTTTTTGACCGATCATCTGCCCGATCTGTTCCTGGCCGCTTCGATGATCCAGCTTAGCGGGTTCATGCGCAATTTCTCATCGTCGGGAAATGACCCGCAGATGCCCGTGAATTGGGAGTCTCAATACGAAAAGCTGCTCGCCTCGGCGCTGTCGGAGGAACAGCGCAAGACGGGCTGGGGTGCGGCTTGGACGACTTACCCTGCCTCTCAGTCTGCGCAGGCTAGAGCTTAAATCGTGCCCGTCCGTACCGTTTCCTTGGTCCCCGGCGTGAATGCCGAGGTCACCGCCGCTTTGGGACAGGCGCAGATCATCGATAGCCAGCTCATCCGGTTCAAGATGGCCGGGAGCCAGTTGCTCCCGGAAAAGTTGGGAGGTTGGGCGAAATTCTATCCTGTTCCGTTCGGCTCGCCGGTTCGCGCGCTTCATGCCTGGGAAGGGATCAACGCCGATACCTGGCTTGCGGCAGGTTGTGAGCAGTCCCTTGATGTCATCCACGCTGGGCTGGCGACCGACATTACACCTCGAACCCTGCGCACGAATCCGACGCCGGACTTTTCAACCACCAGCGGCAGCAATGTCGTGACCGTGGTCGATGCGGGGATCACGCCATCGGTTTATGACAGCATCGATCTTCTGACGCCGATCGCGGTCGGGGGCCTTGTTCTGCAGGGTTCCTATCCGGTCAGGACGGTGGTCAGCACCACAAGCTATACAATCGAGGCGGGAAGCAATGCGGCCTCGACAGTGGCCAATAGTGGGAGCGTCCCCGTCTTCACGACGACATCGGGGACGCCGCAGATCAACGTGCTGCTGACCAATCACGGGCTGTCAGTTGGCAATACGTTCTATGCCCCGGTGTCAACGACGGTTGGGGGGATTGCCGTCCTGGGGGCCTATATCGTCCAGGGTGTAACCGACGCCGATAACTTCACCATCGTCGCTTCCATCGCAGCGGCGTCGAGCGCTAGCGGGGCGATGAACGGCGGCGACGCTGCAATCCAGTATTACATTGCGATTGGGCCGCAGCTAGCGGATGCCGGCTATGGCGTGGGAACCTATGGCGAGGGGGCATATGGCCTTGGTGTTTCGCCGACGCCGAGCCAAGGATCGCCGATCACCACGACGAACTGGACACTCGACAACTGGGGCGAAATCCTTCTCGCGTGTCCCGCTAATGCGCCGATCTATAGTTGGTCCCCCGATAGCGGCTTCACGACTGCCGTCAAGATCACCACGGCTCCTTCGGTCAACGGCGGTATCTTCGTCTCGAACGCCGCGCAAATCCTTATCGCATGGGCATCATCCATTAATGACGTGCAAGACCCGCTACTAGTCCAGTGGTCGGATTCCGGCGACTATACCCAATGGCAAGCGCTGACGACGACGCAGGCCGGTAACTTCCGCATTCCGACCGGCTCAAAGATCGCCGGGGGAAGAGCCGGACCGCAGTTCAACCTCATCTGGACCGACATCGATGTCTGGGCCATGGACTATATCGGCTATCCCGATGTCTACGGCTTCAACAAACTGGCGACGAATTGCGGGCTGATCGGACGCCACGCCCATTGCACCTCGGGCGCGTCGGTCTATTGGATGGGCAACAAACAGTTTTATGCGATGACCTCGGGGTCGGTCACGCCGATCCCCTGCACGGTCTGGGACTTTATCTTCCAAGACCTCGATACCGCCAACCTCGACAAAATCTGCTGCGCCTCGAATAGCGGGTTCAGCGAGGTCACCTGGTATTTCCCATCGAAGTCCGGCGGGACGGGTGAGATCGACTCCTACGTCAAGGTAAATACGGCCAACGGCTTCGTTTGGGATTTCGGCCGATTGCAGCGCACGGCATGGATCGATCAGTCCGTGGTCGGACAGCCGATCGGCGGCACGGCAAACGGGACGATCTATCAGCATGAAATTTCGCCTGATGCGGACGGGCAGCCGCTCCTTTCATCGTTCACCACCGGCGACTTTCAGATTGCCGATGGCGACGAGCTCCAGTTCGTCGACTGGATCATCCCTGACTTTCGCTACGGCGCATATGAGAGCCCACAACACGCCGCGCTTCAGGTTAC